GCGGTGAGATTGATTACTTCCAAGCTAAAGTATTTAGCCTTGTTAGTGCCGGTGGTGATAGTGACACGCTTAGAGCTATTACAGCTAACTTGCGTATCGATTATCAAGGCGTTGTTGAAGTAGCTGCGTAATGGACTTATCTCTATTAATAGCAAATGATACAGCTGATTGCACTATTGTAAACCCGATCACGGGAAAGGATAGTGATATTGTCATAACGGTTTATGCTAGCCACACAAAGCAAGCTCAAGACGCCAGATTAAAAGCTGGCGATTTAAAAGACGTTGAAAGGTTTGCTGAATATTTGGCTGATATAACTACCGGCTGGGTTAATGTTGAACTTGAAGGAAAAGAGCTTATTTTTAACCGGAAAAATGCCTTAGATATTTACAATCATAAGGGGCAAATAGTAGCTGTACAGATAGCAAACTTTCTAGGTGATGAAAAGAGTTTTTTGCCCAAACGCTAGATGATTTGTGCAATTATGCGGATCAACTAGCTTGGGTTAATTCTCGGTCAAAAGATAGTAAGATTCCAAGGAGGGAATCACTAAAGTTTGACATGCCTAATATCGATTATTGTTATTATGTTGCAGAAATGGCAATGGAGTATGGGTTTAAAACTGAATGGTCAGAATTGAATGCGTGGAACAGTCTCACAGGGTCTAATTTAAACAGGTTTGAATCGAAAGCGGTGTATTTAATGAGCGTTACTTATCAAAACAAGCATGGTGAATATGACGGTAAAGACGCGCCACGTCCGTTTGTTGGTAACACTAGGCCAGATAGCAATTTAATTAAAATCGCGCTTAGGGGCAAATAATGACTGATGTTGCAAACCTATCAATACGAGTAGATTCTAAAGGCGTGCGTAGAGCTACGGGCGATCTGGACAGATTAGAAGGCAAGGGTGGAGCGGCTGCTTCAACAATTAAAAGACTCGGAACGGCATTTGCCGCACTTGGGGCGGCGGCGGCAATAAGAAGCACGATCAATTCCTTTGCTGAGTTCGAGCGCGGATTAATCGGCGTTGGAAAAACAACCAATATTGCTGGCGATGAGCTTGCAGGGTTAGGCCAAGACATTCGGGAGCTTTCTCGTGTTCTGCCTGTTGCTTCGTCTGAATTATTAGAGATTGCACAAAGTGCAGGCCAGCTTGGTGTTAATGGTACGGCTAATATTCTAAGATTTACTGAAACGGTTGGTAAACTGGGGTTGTCTTCTGACTTGGCAGGCGAGCAAGCAGCAACCTCGCTTGCAAGAATCCTGACAGTTACCGGAACGGCTATTAGTGATGTTGACCGACTCGGTTCTACTATTGTTCAGCTAGGTAATAATTTCGCAGCAACAGAATCAGAGATCACTAGCGCAGCCACGCGAGTAGCACAGGCCACCTCGCAGTTTGACGTTAGCGCGGCACAAGTACTAGGCATTTCCACAGCATTAAAAGCAGTAGGCGTGGAAGCAGAAGCCGGCGGTACGCAGATTGGTCTTTCTTTTCAAGCGATCAATGACGCACTGCGCGGTGGCGGCCAAGAATTGCAGCTTCTACAAGAAGTTACTGGCCGTGCAGGTGACGCACTGCGCGATGATTTCTTTAATGGGAAATCAGCACAAGTTTTTCAGGATTTTATAAACGGGCTTGGTGAAATACAATCTTCGGGAGGTGATGTTGCGTCAGTCTTGGGTGTAATGGGTTTAAATGGCGTTAGGGCAACTCAAGTCCTCGGTACGCTATCAACCAGAACTGATGTTCTAGCTGATGCTCTATCTCAAGCCAATAGTGAGTGGGAATCAAATATAGCACTAAACAAGGAAGCTGCGGTGGCTTCTACCTCATTTAGCGCACAATTGCAATTAGTTATGAGTGCTGCCGACGAAGCTGGGTCAGCTATAGGCGCAATTATAGCCCCTGCCGCTTTAGATGGGATGGCGTCATTTCGTGATGTGGCAATTTCTGTTGCTGAGAACATAGACACAGTGAAGACCGTAGGGCAAGGACTAGCACTTGTCATGGGTGCCAACCTTGTAACGGCAATGAGCAGGGCTGTTATTGGAATGAACGCGGCATCATTTGCAGCAACAACCCTAAAGGTGTCAATGGCCTTTTTAGGTGGCCCTCTCGGTGTGTTTATTATTGCGGCAGGATCTTTATTTCTATATGCGCGTAATGCCGCAGGCGCTAGCGACAGCACAGCATTGCTTGCAAAATCTGTTGATAAATTGACAGTAGCAGGAGCGAGAAAACGGTTACTAGAACTAAGCGATAATTTCGAAGATGCTAAAGAGAGGGCAAAAGATTTAAGCGAAGAACTAGCGGCTGTTCAAAAGTCGGAAAGTTTGTTCCCTGGGATGGCCGAGACAAAAGGTCTGCTAAAAACGGTACAAAAGAATTTTGATGACGCCACCAAAAAAGCAAATGAGTTTAAGCGTGTAAATAAGATACTAACGGATATTGTTAACGATCCAGATCGAGACGGAACGATAGCTGCCGCAGCCGCTAAAATTGTCGCTGAAGAAAAGGAAAAAGTAGATGCCATACTAGCCGGAAACATAGAAACAGCGGCGGCATTAGCTGCAAAAAAACAGTTGTTCCAAGATTCAGAGCAATTTCTACAGTCACTTAAAAGCCCTACTGATTTATTTAACGACCAAGTTTCTCAACTAGTAAAGTTCAGAACTACGGTTGACGCTGAAACGGGCAAAGCCTTGATTAGTTTTGATGAATATACACTGGGCATAAAGCTTGCTCGCGAAGAAATGGAGGAGTTGATTAAAAGCGGCAAAGTAGAAAACCCGCTAATTGCACAGGCTGACCAGTTCGCGCAATCAATAAAAACCTCAACACAGTTATATGATGACCAGATTGAAAAATTAAACCTTTGGAAAAATACCGTAAATAAAGCTACTGGTGAAGCACTAATAAGCCAGAAGCAATACGAGGTTGGAGTTGATCGGGCAAGATTGGCGCTAGACGGACTGAATGAAGCAGCCGGAGAAAGTAAATCATTATTTGGCGATTTAAAATCAGCATCAGAACAGTGGAGCAGGTCATTTGCCGATTCACTGGTTGAAGGCGGCCTAAACTTTGAGAACTTTGCCAATGGTATATTAAAACAGCTTCAAAAGATCGCGCTTGAAAAAGCATTCGCCCCAGTGTTTGGTGAGTTTGCTAGCGGCCTTACAAAATTATTTCAGCCTTCAACAATAGAAGGCTCTACAGCATCATTATTTGGTGGCGCACCATCAGCCAATGGCGGCGGATTCACAGGAAGCGGCCCCAGAAGCGGCGGTGTTGACGGTATAGGTGGATTCCCTGCAATACTTCACCCAAACGAAACTGTAATTGATCACACAAAAGGTCAGAAATCTGGTAACTCTATGAATATTGTGGTTAATGTTGATGCATCAGGCTCAAGCTCAACGGGCGATGAAGACGGTAAGAACATCGGAAACTTAATAGGTATAGCGGTTCGATCAGTATTGATTGAAGAAAGCAGACCTGGGGGTATGCTAGCATGACCACATTTAGCTTTTCACCCACTTATGGCGCATCTGAAAGCAACAAGCCAAAAGTAAGAAAAGCCGTGTTCGGTGACGGCTATCAGCAAAGAGTTGGTGATGGCATAAACAGAACGGCTAGAATGTGGTCGCTAGGCTTTGAAGGAACTAAATCTGACATAGACGCTATTGATTTATTTTTAGAAACTGAAGACGGCATAACAGCATTTGACTGGACACCTCCTTCTGGATCAGCCGGTAAATTTATTTGTAGCGAATGGACTACATCGATTAATGAGTATGATAATTGGGTGCTTAATGCAAATCTGCAAGAGGTGTTTGGAGAATGATATCAACTGACGTGCAAAAACTATCAGCCGGTAGCCTTATAGATTTATATGAAATAGACGCAACATCAATTGGCGGCTCTGTTTTGAGATGGGCAAATGAAACTAATGTTCTTGGGGCAGATATAGTCTGGCAAGGGAATACTTATACAAGACTTCCCATTGAGGCTAATGGCTTTGCCAAAAGCGGTAGAGGTACGCAGCCTCGACCAACCCTAAAAGCTTCTAACGTAGCTGGAACATTAGGTGCTTTGGTAAGAGATAACGAAGATTTAGTTGGCTCTAAATTTACGCGGCGTAGAACCTTTGTTAAATATTTAGATGCTGCTAATTTTAGTGGTGGCAATGCTTCAGCAGACCCTAATGTTTATTTTGCTGATGAAATTTGGTATGTTGATAGAAAGGCCTCAGAAAACGGGATATTTATTGAGTTTGAATTAGCCTCGGCAATGGATTTAACTAATGTCAAGCTACCTAAGCGACAAGTAACGCAGAATGTTTGCGCTTGGCAATATAGAAGCACAGAATGCGGATACGCAGGCGGCCCAGTAGCCACTATTGTAGACTTACCAACTAGTGATTCAGCGCAAGACGTTTGTGGGCATCGGGTTTCTTCATGCAAGCTAAGGTTTGGAAATAATGCGACTCTGCCCTATGGTGGTTTTGAAGGATCATCTAATTAATGACAATTAAAAGCGATATTTTAAACCACGCTAAGGAATGCTATCCGTTTGAATCATGTGGGCTGATTGTTATTGTCAAAGGGCGTAAACGATACAAGCCGTGTCGAAACATAGCGACAGGATTACAGTTTGCCATTCATCCCGAAGACTATGCTGATGCCGAAGATTCAGGCGTAATCGATACAATCGTACACAGTCACCCTAACTTATCGCCAAAGCCTAGCCCATCTGATTTAATTGGTTGCGAGCAATCAGGTTTAAAATGGTTAATAGTTTCATATCCTAACGGCAATATTTACGAGTTTGAACCTACTGGTTATATCATGCCTCTGTACGGGAGGTCATTTCAACATGGAACGGTTGATTGCTTTACTTTTATCCGTGATTACTATAAGCAAGAGCTTAATATAGACATGCCTAACTATGATAGAGCTGATGAATGGTGGCTAAAGGGTGAAAATCATTACATTGATAGAGCTAAAGACGCTGGGTTTTATCATGTTGACGACTTGCAGGTCAATGATATACTACTGATGCAAGTGGGCAGCCAAGTGCCTAATCATGGGGCGGTTTATGTTGGTGACAATAAAATAGCTCATCATCAGGTCGGTAGATTATCATCACTTGACATCTATGGCGGTTGGTACTCTAAAATTACAGCGGGAATATTAAGACATAAAGATGTGATATGATTAACACCTAAGCAGATAGGGGGATACCCCGAAAGTAAGTCACAGTAACTTATTTCTGTTTTTTTAATTTTACTGAAAATTCTAAACTGGAGAATTACAATGAATATATCCGTATCTGAACTAGAAGAAATTAAAAAGAATGTTAGGTTTTGGGAAAGATCAAGAGTTATTAACGTTCTTTTAGATATGAAAATGGATGACAACCGTAAGCGAGAATGCAACTTTTGCATCGAAACCTATAATGCATCATTATCTAATGCGGTTAATGCTTTGTTAGATGAGTGATGGCAGCATTAAATGAGGTAGTAATATCAAAACAATAATGCTATATGGCAAGCTAGGCAGGGACTACGGCAGAGTTCATCGTTATGATGTGTCTTGCCCTGCTCAAGCTATAAAGGCTCTCAGCGTAACGATAAAGGGCTTTAAGCAGTCTTTTATTGATGGTGGTTATTATCGCGTATTAATCGGCGGTAAAACTGAGCTTGATATTAACGAAACTATTAATCCCGTATCTAATAAAGAAACCATCCGAATCGTGCCAGTAGTTGCCGGTGCAAGTGGCAATGGCAAAATAATTTTAGGGACTGGTTTAATTTTAGCTTCGAATCCGCTAGGTGCTCTTTTTTCTGAAGTTAGCTTTATTACAGCAGCAACATTTACGTCTATAGGAACATCCTTAATTATTGGCGGAGTTTCACAACTACTGTTTTCTCCTCAACTACAAACAGGATCAAGCGAACGCGCAGAAAATAGGCCTTCGTTTATTTTTAACGGCGCAGTAAACACAACTAGGCAAGGAAATCCTGTACCTATCTGCTATGGGCGGATGATCGTAGGGTCTCAAGTTATATCAGCAGGGTTAACGGTAACACAACTATGATAATAAGAGGCTCAGGCGGTGGTGGTAAAGGCGGCGGAGGTGGTACTACGAGAGTGGCAACCGAAGCCCCAGATAATTTACAATCAAAGCAATTTGCTAAGTTTGTTGATTTGGTTTCTGAGGGTGAAATAAACGGTTTAGTTGATGGTTTAAAATCTGTATATTTTGACAATACCCCCCTTCAAAATGCTGATGGGTCATTTAATGTTAATGGTGTTACGTTTGACACTAGAGAAGGAATACAAGGTCAAACATATATTACTGGATTTGCTGGTGTAGAATCAGAAATTGCGGTATCGGTTGAAGTCACCAATGCAACTAGTATTGTGCGATCAATAACTGACACTGATATTGATTCAGTCAGAGTTACGTTGTCAGTGCCTAGATTAACAAGTCAAAACACAACAAACGGTGATGTAAGCGGAACAACCGTAAAGATTGAAATAGAATTGCAGATTGACGGCGGCGGTTATGTTCTATCGGTTGCTGATGACATTACCGGTAAAACTTCAAGCCGATATCAAAGATCATACGTTGTACCCTTAACATCAACAGGCCCGTGGGATATTCGCGTAAAACGAATTACGGCTGATAGTGATAGTCAAGCGCTGCAAAACCAAACTTTTTGGGATAGCTACACAGAAGTTATTGACGAAAAATTCGGCTATCCGAATAGCGCTTTAATGGCATTGTCATTAGATAGTGAGTTATATAATAACGTCCCAACGCGAGGTTATGAAATTGAAGGAATGATTTTACAAATACCTTCAAATTATAACGCCGCAACAAGAGTATATTCTGGCGTTTGGGATGGCACGTTTGCAACAGCTTATTCAAATAATCCAGCGTGGGTATTTTATGATTTAGTTGTAAACTCGCGCTATGGTTTGGGTGATTATGTTTCAGCAGACCAAATAGATAAATTTACATTATATGAAATAGCGCAATACTGTGACGAGCTAGTAAATGACGGGCAGGGAGGAACGGAGCCTAGATATACAGTTAATGTTTATCTACAGACTAGAGAGGAAGCAATTAAAATGCTTCAAGCACTGGCTTCGGCTTTTGGCGCAATGTCTTTTTGGGCCGCTGGTTCTGTTACATTAACGCAAGACGCGCCCAAAGACCCATCAGCTCTATTTACACCTAGTAACGTTATTAACGGTGCTTTTAGTTACGCTGGCTCAAGCTCAAGAACGCGATCAACTGTTATAGCGGTTACTTGGAATGACCCTGCCGATCTATACCGACAATCAGTTGAATACATCGAAGACGCTGTCGGAATAGATCGGTTCGGGTTTATTAAAAAGGAAGTTGTAGCATTTGGCTGCACGTCCAGAGGTCAGGCCCACAGATTCGGTAAAGCAATATTATTTACTGAAAGGATGGAAACTGATACGGTAACTTTTAGCACTGGTTTAGATGGGCTATCGATTGCGCCAGGTGAGATAATCCAAACATCAGACCCCGTTAGGTCAGGTGATAGACTTGGCGGTAGGTTTCAGGCCGCAACAACAACAGACTTTACTATTGATAATTCCGTAACTATTGACGGCGCTTTAGTTTATACACTGTGGGCAATAATGCCAAATGGCTCAGTTGAAAGCTCAACTATAACCACAGGCGCAGGAGCGACAACAACGCTAACGGTGTCTCCGGCATTCAGCAATACCCCTGAAGATCAATCTATATTTGTATTAGCTTCAACTAGTGTGAACCCTGAAAAATGGCGAGTAATTTCAATTAGTGAAGATGGTGTAAACGCCAGGATTACAGCACTAGAATATCGACCAGATAAATACGCAGCAATAGAAAGCAATATTAAGCTAGACCCTATACCAGTTTCTAATCTTCGGTTAATACCAAACAAACCATCTGGAATTGAAATAAATGAAGAACTTTATTTAATTACCGGCAGTGTTGTGGGCGTTAGAATGACAGTAAGTTGGGTGGGAGATACCGGCGCAAGGTATGAGCTAGAAACAAGACCTGAGAACGGGAACTGGATAAAGTTAAATTCACCAACCCCATCGATAGATGTTGAACCCGTTGTTGCCGGTAATCAGCAAATTAGAATAACAGCCATTAGTAGTATTGGTTTAAGGTCTGAAACGGCGACAGCTACGAAGATTATATATGGACTTACAATACCACCTGACGACGTTTCTAATTTCAGCTTGCTTGCTGTGACAGGAAGCGCTTTTTTAACATGGGATAAATCGACTGACTTAGATGTAATTGTTGGCGGCACGTTAAAAATCAAGCACAGTACAGATATTTCAACTCCAAATTGGTCTAACTCAATTGATATAAGTGGAATAATATCAGGCAATAATACAACAGCAACACTTCCACTAATAGAAGGCACTTATCTTGCTAAATGGATAGACAGCTCTGGTAATCAAAGTGTCAACGCGGTATCTATAATTACCAACGCGCCTAGTATAATAGGAATGAACTTTATAGAGTCACTAGCAGAAACGGGATTTACTGGCACACGTACAGATACCGCCGTATCAGATGGCGGATTAATTTTAGACTCTGCTAACACCATAACCGAGCAGTTAGGATTGATAAGCACATGGCCTAAATTATCAGCCCTTGGCGGTATAGCTTCAAGTGGTACTTATGTATTTGCCTCAGCCGTTGATTTAGGATCAATTCAAACATCAAGGATCACCGCTGCAATGTCAATAGCTGGGTTTGATGCTGATGATTTAATTAGTTCAAGACCCCTAGTAAGCACGTGGTCAAACATTGTTGGTGACTTAATAGATGACGCTGACGCAACTATATCTATTAGACAGTCAGATGATAATAGTACGTTTGGCGATTGGGAAACCTTGTTAATCGGAGATTATAAGGCTAGGGCGTTCCAATTTAAAATTGATCTCTCTAGCAATTATCCTACGCACAATATAAAAGTTAATTCTCTTTTAGTTTCTGTAGATATGCCAGATAGAATATCTAGCGGTGAAGACATAGCTAGCGGTGCAGCGTCAAAAACTATATCATATCCATTTAATTATCAAGTAGTCCCAGCAATCGGAATCACAGCCCAAGACATGGCAACGGGTGATTATTACGAAATATCAAGCAAAGCAGTAGGCGGATTTGATATTATATTTAAAAATTCGGGAGGCGCTGCAATAAGCAGAACTTTCGACCACATTTCCAGAGGTTACTAAATGGCACAAGAAGATTATGTAATTGCTGATCAAACGGGTGTTTCTTTCCTGTCTGATTTAAACGATACATTAGCGGCAATAGTATCAAACAACAGCGGAGCAACTGAGCCATCCACGACTTACGCTTATATGTGGTGGCCGGACACTACAAGCGGTCTATTAAAGCAAAGAAACGCCGCAGATTCTGGGTGGGTTACCGTTTTAACGCTATCAGGAATAACGGGCGCAAACATTGCAAACGTGGCCGCGGGTAACATTGTAGCGACTGATCAGCAAGCAGCGATTAATGAGCTTGATGCAAAAAAAACTGTTAATCCGGCAATTACAACAATCACAGGATCTACGGTTTTTACTCAATCAACAAACAACATTGGATTGACGGGCATAGGATCGATAGGATTAGCGGTTGGAGATGTAATAGCGGTTACAGACACAGACGACAACGACAAGGATTTTACTGTTGAAGTCTTAACCGATGCAGATAACATCATTGTCAATCAAGCTCATGCCGGAGGCACGACTAGTAAATCACTAGTGAATGAAACGATTAGCGCAACGGTTACATTAGTGGCTAGGGCTAAATTAGCGCCTGTTGGATTGGGCCAAGGTTGGGTCTCGGTTATGAGCAACAGGTCGTCGGGTACTATTTATACAAATTCCACGAAAAGGCTTTTAAAAATATCCATGTATATTTCAAGCTCAGTGGTTAATAGGGATCTTGATGCTTCGCTTGAAATAGACGGTGAGTTGCATATAAGGCTTAAAAATAACAAGTTTTCTGACACTTTTGCGTTTGCCATTATGGGTGAACTTATCACAATCGACTCTACTTATGAAGTGACATTAAGCGGTACGGATAACAATTTTAGAGAATTTTCGGAGTTGAGGTAATGAAACATTTTATAAATAAACGTGGCAAAGTATACGCCTACGCCTTGAATGGCTCACAAGACAACTATATTAAAGAGGGGTTGAAGCCAATAAGTGATGCTGAGTTGATCATTCTTCGCAGACCAACAGCTGAAGAAGCGGAAGCAACACGCATTGAAGCAATCAAGCAAGCCGCAGGTGATTTAATACTATCAAGCTATCCGGCGCATAAACAAGCTAACATGCTTGCCGAAGTATTACAGCTAATTAACAAAAGAATTACATCGACTCTCACGACCGAAAATGAGGCAACTTTGGCTACAATGCAAAGCGCGTGGGACTGGATTAAATCGGTTAGAGCTAAATCTAATCAAGCGGAAGATGACGGTACAGAAGTAGCTGATATAGTCTGGCCTTAAATAAATACGAGGGTAGTAATACCCTCGCATTAGCCTGTCTTCTGTGTCCATATCATTCGCCTAATTGAAATTAATGCCTGTTCTTCTACAGCTATTATAAAGACTC